TCATGAGCTGTGTCATTGTTTAATTTTTTCGATGAATTTATATTTCGACTTATATCAGGAGGAGCGTTTAGCAGATTTTATTGCTACATACGCTAGAGACATTATAAATATATCAGATGAAATATATAAACGTATTGAGAGCACTCCGTAGTGGGTGCTCTTTTTGTTGGCGTAGTTGGTTGTTGTAAGTTCGATTCTTACCGCCCGCTTTAATGATTAATGATGAAAAGGAAAAGGTGAATTTATGGCTAATTTAAGACCAGCCAAAACCGAAGAAGAAGTAAAAAAAATGGGAGTAGCCAATGTTCGTATTGAATATAATAAAATGGCTGTTGATTACAATAGAATAATTAATAGAGATGTTCTTCTTTGTCCGGTTTGTGGTGATTTTATAAAAGCCGATACTGGTTTTTATATGGACAAAAAATATGCAACCGATCGCTTTCCAATTTGTAAACAATGTTTAATGGCAATGGTTGAACAGCGTAGAAATAAAAATGATAATAAAGAACCCAATGAAACTAAAGAAAGTGTTCAAAGGGTTTTGCAATTAATGGATCGTGTTTACGATGACGCATTTTATAACGAGTGTGTTAAGGGCGCAATGGATGAAGTAAATGAAAAATTACGTCATTCTGCTTTTGCTACTTATATAACGTCTATCGCTTCTCTTCCTCAATGGAAGGGTAAGACATGGAAAGATTCAAATTTTGGAGATGCGGCTATGTCGGTAGACGAAGAAGAAACACGTATTATCCAAAAAACAGTAAAAGCTGGAAGAAAAAGATTTGGAAATAGTTATACTGATGAGGAATTAATGTTGTTGGAAAACGAGTATCAAGATTGGATCACTCGTTATGAATGCAATACAAAAGCTCAAGAAGAGGTGTTTGAGAATCTTTCTCTTCTTAAATTATTAAAAAAGAAAGCTATTACTCGTGGAGATTCAACAAAAGATTTAGATAAGCAACAACAAGATTGGCTTGATGCCGGCAAATTAAAACCCAAACAAAATTCTACTGATACATTGTCGGATGCTCAGACATTTGGTACTTTAATTCAAAAATATGAAGAGACAAGACCATTACCTGAAATTGACGAAGAATTAAAAGATGTAGATAAAATTGGTTTATATTTTGACGTTTTCTTTAGAGGACACACTTGTAAAATGTTAGGTCTTAAAAATTCTTTTACAAATATATACGAGCGCATAATGCAGAAATATACAGTTACAAAACCTGAATATTCCGAAGAGGCAGATAGTGAAGGAATCTTTGCTAAAGTCTTTGGAAGTTTAGATGATGAATAATGGCTAAAAAAACTATATCTGAAGTCGCTCAAGAAAAATCCGAAAAAGTTATTGAGGGTGTTGCATATTGGGCTAGTTATTATAGAGCCAATCCGCAACGATTTGTAAAAGAATATTTAAATATAAATCTTAAGTTGTTTCAAAAGATTTTAATATACATGATGATGGTTAGTACAAATTTAATGTACACCGCAAGTAGAGGTCAAGGCAAGAGCTGGCTTATGGCTCTTTATTGTGTCGTCAGATGTATATTATTTCCGGGTACTAAAATATGTGTAGCCTCTGGTGTTAAAACGCAGGCTATTGAAATTATAACTAAAATAGAAAATGAATTTTTAAAAAATTATTCTTGGGGCTCTCAAAATTTAAGGAATGAAATATCTTATATATCTTCTTCTCCTAATAATCCTGTTTGTGAGTTTAAAAATGGATCTTATATTCATGTAGTTACTTCTAATGATAATGCTCGACATAATAGAGCAAATGTTATATTATGTGACGAATTTAGGATGATTAATTTAAATACAATAAATACAGTATCAAGACAACCAGGATATTTGAGTAAACCCGAATATTCTCATTTACAAGAAAGAAACATTGAATTGTATGCAAGTTCGGCATGGTATCAATCGCATTGGTGTTTCGAAAAAGAAAAATCGTATTTTGCAAATATGTTAGATGATAAAAGAAAATATGTTTGTGTAGGATTGCCATATCAACTTGCCATTAAAGAAGGCCTTCTTTCTCGTGCCGCTGTTGAAGATGAAATGTCTGAAGAAGATTTTGATCCTATTAGCTGGAAGATGGAAATGGAATGTATTTTTTATGGAGATTCTGATGGAGCATTTTATAGATATGATGATTTATCAAAATGTAGAAAAATTAAAAATTCATTTTATCCGTTAGCTATGTATGAAAAGAGAGGAATTAATGTTCCAGAATTAGCTCCTCTTGAACGTAGAATAATGTCAGTGGATGTAGCTTTGATGGCTTCAAGAAAACATGCTAATGATGCTGCGGCTTTATGGATTAATGTTGCCATTCCCAATGGCACTGTTTATACGAGTAATTATGTATATGTAAAAACATTTGAGGGACTAACAACTGATGAACTTGGCATTATTATAATGAGATATTTTTATAAATATAAATGCACAGATCTCGTATTAGACTGTCAGGGTAATGGTTTAGGCGTATATGATTTTATTATTAAAGAGCAATATGATGCTACTAATGGTGAAACATATGAAGCTATGACTTCATGCAATAGTCCTGAGATGGCAGAAAGATGTAAAGTGAAAACGGCAAATAAAGTCGTTTGGTGCATAAAGGCATCTGCAGATTTTAACTCAAATGCTGCTACTAATTTACGTTCTTCTATAATGAATGGAAATATTAATCTGTTGTGTAATGAATTTGATGGAGAAGATGTAGTTAAGAAGTTTCCTAATTACGCAAAATTATCAGACTCTGAAAAAGCAGAATTAATGTTACCTTATGCTCAAACAAGTTTGGCTATTAATGAAATGATTAATCTTGAATATGAAGTTTCAAACAACAAGGTAAAATTAAAAGAACGTAGTGGTATGAGAAAAGATAGATTTTCAAGTTTACAATACAACAATGCCGTAGTTCAAGAATTAAGTGTTAAACTCAAACCTAAAACAGCTGATTCAAATTTATTAAACATACTAACTATTCGTCCCGCTCGTAAACGAGTCGGGATTTTTTAATATAAAGGAGGAAGTGCCGGATGGCAGATAATGTTAAAAGTGCAACTGGCACTGGTACGGCAGCGGAGATGAAAGAAATGTTCGCTACCAAAGCACAGGTCAATTTGGCTAAAGCCGAAGAAGCTTTACGCAAATGGCATGATTCGAATAAAACATATACAAAAACAATAAGTGTATTCAATAAAGAAACTCTTAGAAGTTATCTTCAAAACATTGGAGCCAATGAAAAGAATCTTCGGAATCTTTCTTGGTATTTATATTATAGGTCACAAATCTATAACAGAATTGTGAATTTTTATGCGAACATGATAGATTTATCTGCTCGTTCTGTAATACCGCCATATGATATGGTTAAAGGTGGCGACGCTAAAAAGGTGCTTAAGTCTTTTCAAGATACAATTAATGTTTTGGACAATATGCATCTTCCCGGAGAATTCTATAATGTTTTCGTAAATTGTTTTGTTCAAGATGTATTCTACGGTGTTGTTTTTTATGATGACACAGGAATATTTATATATAACTTCCCTGCTGATTATGCAAGAATAGCGGGGAAATATATGAGTGGTGATTTCGGCTATGAAGTTGATTGCTCATATTTTAAAAGATATCCAGAACTTTTGGAATATTTTCCGCAGCCTTTTAAAACAATATATGACCAATATGAAAGAGACGGTATAAGGTGGCAAGAAATGCCTAAAGAATATGCCTTATGTTTAAAATATAGGGCTGAAGATCTTGAGACAATTGTTCCTCCATTTATACCGATTTTTAATGCGATTATAAATCTTGCTGATTTGGAAGATATTCAGGCTATTGCTGATGAGCAGAATATTTATAAATTAATCTGGATGGAACTTGAGACTATTCAGGGTAGTAAACAGATTGATGACTGGAAAGCAGATCCCGTTCTTGTTAAACAATATCTTGATAGGATGATTAATGAGTCTTTGCCAGATTATATATCTGCCGCTCTTGTCCCCGGAAAACTAAATGAGATTTCATTCCCTGAAGATCAGGCGAATGACACCAATAAAGTTGAAAAGGCTACAGAGGCAGTATTGAACACGGCTGGTGGTGCTGAGATTCTTAATGGCGCAACTATTAATAATACATATGCTTTTAAGATGGCTACTATTGCTAATACTGAGTATGCTATTTCAAGTTTGCTTCCTCAGGTACAAGGTTGGTGCAACAGGATGCTGGGAATTATTCTTGGTAATAATGCTTCAAAGGTTAAATTCTTTGAGGTGTCTGCTTATACCAAAGAGGATTTTAAGGAGCAACTGCTCGATTCTGCGCAGAATGGGCTGCCAACCAAGCTCGC